ACCCCCACCGCCTGAACCAAAACCCGAGCCTGCCGAGCTGCTGGCTCAGGTCGAGATGCAGAAGATCCAGTCCGACATGATTATGGATGGTGAACGCCTGAAACTCGACTGGGCAAAATTAGAGTTAGACGTTGAAGAGGCAGAGCTGAAATATTCGCAAGCCATTGATGTCGCAGGCATCAAAGCAATGGTCGAAGAACGCAAGCGGAATCGCGTCCCGAATTGAATATCACAGCAGAGGACATCCTTGATAGCAAGATGTTCAAGGAAGCGGTTTCTTCCGCGAAACAGCGGATTCTCACTGAGTGGGCCGCGTGCAAAGAAGGTGCAGTACAACGAGAAGCCCTGTGGCACCAGTTACAGGCATCAGATGCAATCGTGCGAGAACTGCGGATAATCCGAGACAGGGACTCCGTTGAACGCCAAGCGAGGGAAGGATGAACGAGGGACAAGTTGGAATCACTGAAAGTGAAGCAGTAGATCGGTTCGCCAGTATGTTCGCGCCGCAACCAGCCGAGGCTGAGACGGGTCAAGAGGACGCACTGGAGCCAGAAGAGGGTATAGAGTTAGCGCCGGAGGACGCGGAGCTAGACGATGAAGTCCTTGAGGACGAGCAGGAGCTTCTTGAGGCAACCGAGGATGATGGTGAACCCCTCGACGATGATGGTGAGGAGCCTGGAGCTTATACCGTCCGTGTGGACGGCCAAGAGTTTGAGGTACCCCTCCCCGAATTGATCGCGGGGTACCAGCGCCAATCGGATTACACGAAAAAGACGCAGGCCGTTGCAGGTCAGCGCAAAACCCTGGACACAGAACTCAACGCGATGCGACAAGAGCGAGAGCAGTACGCTGCCGTGCTCCCGCAGCTTGAGCAAGTGATCCAGATGGGCGTGGGCCAAGAACCCCGAGAAGAACAGTATAGCTCTCGGGCGGATTACCTCTACGCTAAAGACCAGTTCGCCACACAGATGCAGCAGCTAGGCGCGATACAGCAAGAACGTGCGCGTGTCCATCAGCAGCAAGTGTATGAGCAAGAGCAACAGATTGCACAGTGGCGTGAGTCCCAAGCCTTCGCACTGAAGGACAAACTGCCCGAATGGTCAGACCAGAAAGTGCAAACGAAAGAGCAGGGGAACATCACGGACTATGCGAGGGCCGTTGGCTTCTCTGACGAGGAACTTGCCACGGTGTTTGATCACCGTATGGTCCTTGTCCTACGAGACGCGATGAAGTTTAGGCAGTTGCAAAGCACTGGTCGGCGCAAAGCCAAGAAAGCAAAAACCAAAGCAGCCTCTCCAGGGTCCGGTGATTCCGGTATCAGGAGCAGGCCAGACAAAGCCCTCCGCGAACGAGCAGCGTCAGGCACAGTTGACGATATCGCGCCGCTGATGGGCCAACTACTTACTAAAGGACATAAATAGAACATGGCACAGCTCGCCACCACGTTCAGCACCTACGATGCCGCTGGCATCCGTGAGGATCTGAGCGACTTGATTAGCAACATCAGCCCGACCGACTGCCCGTTCATGTCGAATATCGGGAGTGAGAGTTGCTCCAACACCTATTTTGAGTGGCAGACAGACGGCCTCGCAGCCGCTGCTGAAAACCACCAGGTCGAGGGCGATGACCTCGGCAACACCTATACCGCAGTCGCGGCCACGACTCGTCTCGGCAACTACACGAGCATCAGTCGTAAGGAGTTCCTGATCTCCGGTACGGAGCAGGAAGTCAATAAGGCTGGCCGCGCTTCTGAGCTTGGCTACCAGGCGACGAAGAAAGCGCGTGAATTGAAGCGGGACATTGAGGTCAACCTCACCGCCAACAACGCGGCAGTAGCTGGTGATGACACGACCGCTCGCGAGACTGGCGGACTGACCGCTTGGCTCAAGACGAACGTTTCGTCGAGCGCCACGGATTCCGTTGATCCTGTTTGGACGAGCGCACCCACGGGTGCCCGTTCTGACGGTGAGACTCGGGCCTTCACGGAGACACTGCTCAAGTCAGTGATCAAGAAGGTGTGGGACTCGGGCGGCGATCCATCAATTCTGATGGTTGGGTCGTTTAATAAGCAGGCTGTCAGTGCTTTTGCAGGGATCGCGGCGCAGCGGTTCCAGGCCCCTTCAGGCCCCTCGACCATCATTGGAGCGGCTGACGTATACGTGTCAGACTTCGGTAGCGTCTCGGTTGTTCCGAACCGTTTCCAGCCAGCGCGAGATGCGTTTATTCTTGACCCAAGTGCTGCTAGGGTGCGGCACCTCCGGCCATACCAGATCCATGAGATGGCTAAGACGGGTGACGGCGAGAAGCGTATGCTGATCTCTGAGTGTGGATTGCAGGTGGACAATGAAGCGGCGCACGGAATCGTGGCCGACCTCACCTCCTCGTAAGACTGAGCACGGGGGAGGGTGGGGCGTCACCGCCTTGCCCTCTCCCACTCATTACAAGGCACTAAAATGGCTTGGCATACCCGTATCATTGGCTACGACCCAGTGACAAAGATCGTGGAGCGGCACCACTTTGACCCAGACACTGGTGATCAAGTGCTAGAAACCACGGGCGATGTTACGGACATTGTAGCGGACACGAAAGCTAGGTATGCGATGGTGGATGAACGGGAACGCTGGCGCGACGGCTTCAATCATGTCGCGAGCATCCCACTACAAGTGATTGACAAGGTTCGCAGGGAGACTGGTGTGAACCTAATCGTGGACAGGGCCGCAATGAAAGAATTTTTGAACGACAGCGATAACCGGGCGTTCAGGACGCGGCCTGGTCGCATTTAATGGGAGGAGTACGGGCATGAGTAGCAGGACGCTAGGACTTTGCTTGCCGTTCGCAGACAAAGTGGACGCCGAGTTCGCTCACGACCTTGCAATCGCGGTTGGGTATCACGCGGCCACGAGCGAGGACGCGCTAAACATTCACTACCGGCAGGGGACGCTACTTGCAGAGCAGCGCAACGAGCTGTGTAAGACTGCGCTAGAGAGTGGGGCAACGCACATCATTTTCATCGACACCGATCAGCGGTTCCCGAAAGACACATTTGAGCGCCTGATGGCGCATGATGTGGATATCGCGGGCGCAAATATTGCGAAGCGCCGTCGTCCGATTAGCGCGACGGCCCGGAGAGAGGTGCCGGGTGATGCGAACAAACTAGAGGCCATTTTCCCCGACAAGGAGGTGCGCGGTCTGGAGCGTTGTCATGTGCTCGGCACAGGTGTTTTGTGTATCCAGGCGCAGGCACTCATGCGGGTGCCTTACCCTTGGTTCGCTATGCCTTGGCTTGAAGAGGAGCAGCGTTTCGTAGGGGAGGATTTGTATTTCATGGGTTTATGCCGACAGGCAGGGGTTGAGGTATACGTTGACCATGACATCAGTTGGGAGATCGGTCATATCGGGACATATGTGTACGAGATGAAAGATGTGCTCGCTGAAAAAGCGATGGCAGACGCGGGAGCATGGGACCACCTACGCCCTGACATGATGGAGATGGTTTAGATGGCTGGTACCGCGATAATCGACAGCTACACCTCGCTCAAGAACGCGCTAGAGGATCACGCGAACCGTTCCGACATTGACGACGAGGGTGTTTCCGCGATGGCGATTGACCTCGCGGAAGCTCGGTTTAATCGTATGATCACGCACCCGGATCGCATCACAAGAGATGACACGTTCACGGTGGGGAGTCAGTACGAGCCGGTGCCCACGGACTTCTGGCGTGTCATGCGTTTTAGTCTGGACACGAGCCCGAGCCAGGCGCTTGAATACTTGTCACCGGAAGAGATGGCGCAGAAACGCCAGACACTCAGCGCGTCAGGCCGTCCCATCTACTACTCAGTGGTTGGTGACAATTTTGAGTTTCTCCCGACGCCGGGATCATCGTACACGGGACTACTTGTGTACCAGGCCGCGATCCCAGCCCTCGCGAGCAACGCAACGAATTGGCTGCTAGACAAGCACCCAGACATCTACCTGTGCGCGTCTTTAGTCGAGGTCCACCTATGGGCTCAAGACACAGAGCAGGCGGCGCTCTGGGACTCACGGCTTCAGCGTTCCCTGAAAGAAATTGAGATACAAGGCTCCCGTGAACAGCACGGTGGCACACCAGTCGCACGAGCGAAGCCGTTTGGCGGAGCATCTACGAGAGGATTATAGGCATGGTAGGATCAGTGAAGGCAGGCACAATCTCAGCAAGCGGGGATGTGTCACTAGGTCAGGCTTCAGGATCAAGGGTTTCTTCTTGGCTAGTCCAACTTGAGGCAGACGGCTCGTGGTCAGGTAGCTGCCAGCCAAAGGGCGCGGCCTCTGATACCGCGAACACGCTTATTAATCTCGGTTGGAAAGATATGGCAACCTCGGCAGTCGCGACGACCGCGCCTACGGGGGATGCGCTCATCTTGCTCGACTCCTCCGGTATCGACGTGGTACTGAGTTTCACCAGGGCCGCAGGCACCATGACCTACACCGCAATTCCATTGGTCGGCTGACCGTGGAGTTATTGCTACCTATCGTGACGCTCTGTGGCCTACTCGCCATCGCGAGGGTGATGTATTTGAGGCCGGTAGTGCTGGTGGTTGATGATATAGAGCCTACGCTTGTGGGTGCCCCCGGCAAGAGTAGGCCAAAGTACTGCGAGGGGTGCAGGTTTTGGGAAACCGAAAATGGGAGCGCCGGTATGTGTCACTTTATGCCTAAGCCGCACAGGACGCATCAGCATCACCACTGCGCCCAGGGAGAGTTGAAGTATGATTAGAATCGTCGTCAAGACGGTGAAGGCCGCCGCCCTCGCGGCACTGGCCCTTAAAGTTGCGGCAGCTAGTGCTCACGCGGTGGATACGGCCTGGGACAAAGTGACTAAACGGTGATGGCGGCTATCCCCCTGCTAGGCTGGACCCTCTTGACAGGCGTCTGCGCTATCCCGGTGTTTAAAGGCACCAGGATGCTGGCTGAATGGCTTGAGGAGCGCCCAGACGGTAGCGTTGTGCAGGGGAGCAGCAACGCACTGATTCCGGCTATGTCGAGTCTACTGGCCTTTGGCGCACTCGCGTATGGTTTTGGTTTCGGGGGAATCGCAGGCATTGCGGGCGGTGCTGCTACAGGCAGCACGACGAGTCAGTACGGTGTGCCGAATACTCCGAGTGTGGATGCTGTTGTGTTCGCGAGCACCAACGATTCGATGTTCTGGATCGGAACCGAATTCAACAGCGACGCGGGAGACAGCCACGACTCAACACAAGTACAGATCGACAGTGCTAATGGTGACTGGAGCAGTCCAGCCTTTACAGACGCTACCACGTCAGCACTAGAGCGCGACACGCTGCCTCCGGTGTCAGGTTTAGCACTACCCGCTTTCAATACGGGCGACAGCCTTGGTACGAGGCTAAAGATCCGCATCCGCTATCAGGGTGAGGGNGGCTGGTCCGCGTGGAGCGACTCGACGACGTTCAGGATGCGCCGAACCTTTGAGACGACATCGGTCACTCCGTATGTAGACGTGGATTTTGAGCCNTACGAGACNATCGCGCAGATGGACACGACGACTGCCGTCTGGAACNTCAACGAAACTGCGGATCAAGGACTCGCCCCAGAGCCCGCGATCATCGACACAACAAGTGGCTACAATGGTCGAAGGCACTCACTCCGCTACGCATTCGCTCGCACAGACTCATCAAGGTCCTACAGGATAACGCGCACGTTAGCAGACTTTGCAGCGAACCAGACAGAAATATGGGTCGAGATCCCGGTCAGGTACTCCACCGACTTTGACACCTACTGCGGTTTCTCTACGGGGTCAGGAGATCCTCTAACGTTCCCCTCTCCCAGCCTAGCCTGCGGCCCCGGCGACCACAAACTCGTATTCGGAGGGACCGTCCGAGGCGATACCTATAGGTGGGAGTATAAAGTCGGGGCTGGCGGTTTGGCCCCAACAGCGTCTGGCCGCGCTGCGGGGATCAATAACAGTCAGGCTGTGGCGACGGCCAACGGTTGGACATTTAACAATACACGCAACGAGGGCCTCGACAGCTTAGATTACCAAAAGTGTAACCCCCCACCTTACGGTGTTTGCAATGTCCGGGCGATGTGGCGGGCTGGGGAGTGGAATGTCTTGCGGATGCACTGGAAGCACTCGGTCCCTGCGAATACTGGCGGGAACGGAGAATTGGAGTATTGGTTCAACGATTACTTGCTTTACAGCGAAACGGGCATTGACAACGCGACCGACACATCGGGTGGTGATGGCCCGCAAGATTACATACACACCATCGCGCTCGGTAGAAACCAAGATGATGGGCCAACGGTCTACAATGATGGTGTCGCGATGTACCTCTGGTGGGGATATGTAAAGGTGTGGACTTCGGACCCCGGTTGGTGACCTAAATGGCTGANATNACNCGNTANGTNAANACCGNATCNACGGCGGGCGGTGACGGCACGAGCAACGGCACGACNGGCGGCACTCGTGCATACGCTTCACTCGACGAGGCGTGTAACGCCGAGGCCGCTGACCTAGTGACTGCGGGCGACAACCTCGTGATCCTGTGCTCAGGATCTACGGCAGATGGTACATTCGCCAATTTCACAAATGCGGCATGGGTCACCAGCGCCACGAATGACGTGCTCATCAAGCCGAACGCGGGACAAGAGCACAGTGGCGTCTGGAACACGGGCGTCTACCGATTAACCAGTGGGCTCGCTACGACTACCCTTAACAATCTTACGCTTGAGCGCCTTCAGGTCACCGAGAATCCAACGTCATCAAACTCGCACATCCTGAGATACAACCCCGGTCTGGATGTTGGGGTGCAGGTCATTCGCGACTGCCTAATCAAGATGGACCACAGCGATGCCGAACAGGCTGGTCATGGCATAAATATGCAAGACAGTTCGCCCACATACCTCATATCGAACAACATCGTGTATGTGGCCGACGCATCTAGCCATACGGCGGTGAGAAACGCCATTAATCTGGCCGGTGCGAGTGGCTCATATTACATCTACAACAACACGATTGCTGGGGCGTGGGATAAGGGTATCAGGACCGGGGGCACCGACCGTGT